GTGGTGTAATAATAGATTTTGATCCTAATGCTACAGAGATGGGTGAGTCTGATTTTAATTCTAACTTAGCAGAGTTTATAGATGACAATGATCTAAACTCTATAGGTAAAGAACTTATTGATGCCTACACAGGTGATAAAGAGAGTAGAGCTGAATGGGAAGAAACTTATACTAAAGGCTTAGATCAACTAGGTTTGAAGTTTGAAGATAGAACAGAGCCGTGGGCAGGTGCTTGTGGTGTATTCCACCCAATGATGAGTGAAGCAGTTATACGTTTTCAATCTCAGGCAATTTCTGAAATGTTTCCAGCACAAGGTCCAGTAAGGACTAAGATTGTTGGTAAAGATACTGTAGACAAAACAAGGCAAGCAGAAAGAGTACAAGATTATTTAAACTATCTTCTTACTCACGAAATGAAAGAGTACAGAACTGAAACAGAAAAGATGTTGTTCTCTCTTCCATTAGCAGGTTCTGCATTTAGAAAAGTATATTATGATCCAACACTAGGTAGACCTTGCTCTATCTTTATTCCAGCAGAAGATGTAATTGTAAACTATGGTGCTAGTGATATAGATACTTGTGAACGTGCTACTCATGTTATGAAGAAATCTTCTAATGATGTAAGAAAGATGCAGGTTAGCGGATTTTACAAAGACATTGATTTACCTTCTGGCACTAAAGAATACTCAGATATTGCTAAGAAATATGATGAGATGACAGGTGAGGTAGATACTTACAATCTAGATAATCGTCATGTATTACTTGAAATGCAAGTTGATCTTGACCTAGAAGGGTTTGAAGATAAAGATGATCAAGGAAATGAAACAGGTATAGCGTTACCTTATGTAGTAACACTAGACTTTCCTAGCGGTATTATACTTAGTATTCGTAGAAACTATTACGAAGATGATCCACAAAAAGTAAGAAGAACACACTTTGTTCACTATCAATACCTACCAGGTATAGGTTTCTATGGCTTTGGATTGATACATATGATTGGTGGTTTAGCTAAATCAGCTACCAGTTTATTAAGACAGTTAGTAGATGCAGGAACACTATCTAACTTACCAGGTGGTTTAAAGGCTAGAGGTCTTAGAATCAAAGGAGATGATACTCCTATCATGCCTGGAGAATTTAGAGATGTTGATGTACCAGGAGGTGCTATTAGAGATAATATTACCTTCTTACCTTATAAAGAACCATCAGCAACTCTTTACCAGCTACTACAAAACATAGTAGAAGAAGGCAGGCGATTTGCAAGCATATCTGATATGAAAGTATCTGACATGAATAATCAAGCTCCAGTAGGTACAACACTTGCTTTGCTTGAAAGAAACATGAAAGTACAGACAGCAGTACAAGCTAGGCTTCATGCTTCAATGCGTAAAGAATTTGATATCTTAGTTAGTATTGTTAAAGACTTTACTGATCCTGCATATCCATATGAAACAGATGAAGAAGAAACAATTAAAGCAGATGACTTTGATGACAGAGTAGATGTAATACCTGTATCTGATCCAAATGCTTCAACAATGGCGCAACGTATTATGCAATACCAAGCGGCAATGCAACTTGCTACAACAGCACCACAAATGTATAACTTGCCAGAATTGCATAGACAAATGCTAGAAGTATTAGGTATTAAAGACGTAGAAGATATAGTTCCATTAGATGATGATATTAAACCAGTTGATCCTATCAGCGCGGTATCTAATCTTATTAATGGTAAACCAGTTAAAGCGTTTATTACTCAAGACCATGATGCACATATACAGACTGTATCTTCTGCTCAACAGAATCCAGAGGTACAACAGTTGTTGCAACAGTCACCTAATGCTCAAGCGATACAAGCCGCGGCTTCTGCTTATGTAAACGAACATCTAACTATGAAGTTTAGAAAACAAGTTGAAATGGAAATGGGTATTGAGTTGCCACCAGAAGGTGAGCCAATACCTGCTGATGTTGAGAAGAGAATATCAGAGCTTGTAGCAGAAGCGGCTAAGAGGGTTACAATGACATCTCAAGCGCAAGCAGAGCAACAAAGGATACAACAGCAACAGCAAGACCCATTAATACAAGCGAAACAACAAGAGCTTGCTATTAAACAATCTGAGGTACAAAGAAAAGTTGATGAAGGTCAAGCTAGAATACTACTTGATGCGGCTAAAGCTAAAGCAAATAAAGAGCTTGAAGAAAAACGAATAGCTTCTCAAGAAGAATTAGCTGGATTAAAAGTAGGACAGCAAATTGCTAGTGATCTGCTTGCAAACGATCAATTAGATAAAAAAGCAGAACGAGAAGATTATATGAAAGGTCTTGACATTGGTATTGATATAGCAAAAGATATCAATAAGAATGAATAATGATATCGAACAGCAATCACTTTCAGTTTTCCTAAAAGGAAGATTAAGAGAAACAATGAATCAACACGCTGATCACATGGCAACAGGAGCGTGTAAAGACTTTGGCGAATATCAAAAAATGGCTGGAGTTATCGAGGGTTTAGCTCTCGCAGAAAGAGAAGTATTAGATTGGATTGAAAAGCATTTAAAACAATAAGGACTCGACCCTTAAAGTCGTGCATACAATATGACAGCAAAAGTAAAGAAAATTCCTAAAGAAGAACCACCAATGGAGCTAGATACTAAGCAACAACTTCCAGAACCTAAAGGATGGAAAGTTTTAGTAGCTATGCCCAAATCAAAAGAAAAGACTGATGGTGGTATTATCAAAGCGGCTCAAACAAGAGATTTAGAAGATACAGCTAATATAGCTGGATATGTAATGAAGCTAGGTCCAGATTGCTACAATGACGAAAGAAGATTCCCAAGTGGAGCTTGGTGCAAAGCTGGAGATTGGGTAATATTTAGAGCTTATTCTGGTACTCGCATTAAGATGTATGGGCATGAGTTCCGTTTAATTAATGATGATACTGTGGAAGCAGTTGTCGATGATCCTACAGGAGTGGTGAGAGCATGAGTGAGAGTAATCAGGAAGTAAAAGCAGACGATCTAATAGATAACATGGAAGTAGAAACTTCACAATCTAATGAAGATAAGTTCTTTGGAGTTAAGACAGTTATTGGAGAACCAAATCCAGATTTATCGGTAGAAGTTGTAGATGACAGACCAGAAGAAGATCAAAGACCTCCAAAACAAGAAACAGCAGAGCAACCAGTAGATGATGAAACTGTAGATAAAGAAATATCAGATTACAGTAAAAGAGCTGGTGATCGTATTAATAAGATTAAATACGAATATCACGAAGAGCGTAGAGCTAAAGAAGCCGCTTTAAGAGAAAGCAATGAAGCTGTAAACAGATTAAAAACTATGATGGCTGAGAATGAAAGACTTAAAGCTATGGTAGATAAGGGTGGAGAAGCTCTCAATACGCAAGCATTAAACAATGCACAATGGGCAAAACAAAATGCTCAAGCTCAGTTTAAGAAAGCTTATGATGAAGGCGATGCTGATCAAATGGCACAAGCACAAGAAACACTTGCTAAAGCTACTATGGCAGAGCAACAAGCATCTAATTATGCTCAGTCAATACAGAAGCAAGTAGTAGATAATATGCCTGTTCCTGATATTACACAGCAAAAACTTGATCCAGATATGGAAGCTTGGTCTAAAAAGAATACATGGTTTATGAACAATTCAAATGCAGATCATTCTGAAATGACAGCTTTTGCATTAGTCATAGATAAAAGATTAAGAAATCAAGGTGTTGACCCTGCAACACAAGCTAAAGAATATTATGATGCTGTTGATGTAGAAATGAAAAAACAGTATCCACAATTTTTCGGTGTAGCTTCACAAGAACCAGTAGCTCCTATAGAGCAACCAGTTCAGCATGAAGAAGCACCAAAACGACAACCATCAAACGTTGTTGCACCAGCAACTAGGTCTACTGGTAAAAAACCTAGATCAATACGACTGACTCAGACACAAGTTAGGATCGCCAAACAACTTGGTATATCGCCTGAACAGTACGCAAACCAACTCATACAGGAGAGTTAATATGTCAGATATTAATGATAATAAGTCACAAACATTGGAAAGAACATCTGATGTAGAACAACCTGCAATACAAGAGCGTGACCCTAGAGGTTTAGACAGCCGAGAAGCTGATCAAAGAATAGAAAGTTGGGATACTCCAGCAAATCTACCTAGTCCAATTCCTCAAGATGGATGGGTTTTTAGATATATTAGAACTTCTTTATTAGGTAAAGCAGATAACCCTAATGTGTCTAGAAAATTCCGTGAAGGATGGGAACCATGTAAATTGGAAGATCATCCAGAACTACAAATCCACACAATGGATTATAATTCAGATTGGGCAAAGAAAGGCAATGTAGAAATTGGTGGACAGTTATTATGCAAGATGCCAAAAAAACGTGCGGAAGCTCGTACTGACCATTTTACTAAAATGGCTCAGAACCAGATGGAATCTGTAGACAACGCATACTTTAAAGATCAAGACTCTAGAATGGCTACAAAGCAAGTCTTTGAACGCAAATCTAGAACATCATTTGGGAGTGATTCATAAGAATTACTTAACTTTTAAATTTTTTGACAGGAGATTATTATGTCAACTAGTGCAACTCCACACGGAGCAGTACCTGTTGGTTCATTAGTTTCGTGCGCATACAATGCTAAAGTTACTCATTACAAAATTAAAAATGCTTATGGCACATCAATATTTTTTGGTGATTTTGTAAAATGGGGTGACGATAACCCAAATACAACTATTCAGAAAGATACAGGCACAACTGCTTGTACTCCGATTGGTGTATTTATGGGATGCGCATATACTGACCCAGCAACAGGACAATTCACACCGAACCAATATTTTCCAGCCTCAACTGCGGCTGACGATATTGTTGCGTATGTGGCAAGCGATCCATATTTGATAATGCAAATGCAATGCGATGGCGCGGCAGACCAAGACGATCTTGGTAAAAACTGCGCAGTAGTGCAAACAGCAGGATCAACTTCTTTTGGAAGAAGTAAAAACGCAGTCGATATATCTACTGTAGCAACAACTAACACACTACCTCTTAAAATCGTTGACTTTGTTGATGGTCCAGATAGTGCTGTAGGTGATGCTTACACAGATGTATTGGTAACTTTTAACGTAGGTCATCAGTTGCTCAACGCAACAGGTATTGGCTAATAATATAGGAGAATAGTTTAATGGCTATTTCAAGAGCGCAAGAACTAAAACAGCTCCTACCAGGTCTAAATGCCTTGTTTGGAGATGAGTACACAAACTACGAAAATCAACACGAAGAAATCTACACATCTGAGAACTCTGAGAGATCATTCGAGGAAGAACTCAAATTGTCTGGATTTGGTGCGGCTCCAGTAAAAGATGAAGGTGCGGCTATCAGTTATGATACTGCTCAAGAATCTTTTGTGGCGCGTTACACCCACGAAACTATTGCAATGGGATATGCGATTACAGAAGAAGCTATGGAAGATAATCTATACGTTTCACTTTCTGCTCGTTACACTAAAGCATTAGCTCGTGCTATGTCTTACACAAAACAAGTTAAAGCGGTTTTCCCACTTAACAATGGATTCACTAACAGCTTTCAAGGCGGTGATGGTGTAAACCTATTCACAGCTTCTGGAGATGGTGTTACTGGTGGTGATGGACATCCATTAGTAAGTGGTGGTAAAAACTCTAACAGACCATCAACTGCGGCTGACTTGAATGAAACATCTTTAGAAGATGCTGTAATTCAAATTGGTGGCTGGACTGATGAAAGAGGATTGAAGATTGCGGCACGACCAAGAAAATTGATCGTACCTTCTGCTCTTCAATTTACTGCTACTCGTTTGCTAGAAAGCGAATACAGAGTCGGAACTGCTGACAATGATATCAATGCTGTTAAGAGCAATGGTGTGATTCCAGAAGGTTTCTCAGTTAACAATTACTTAACTGATACTAATGCCTTCTTTATCATTACTGATGTTCCTGATGGTATGAAACACTTTGTCCGCGCACCTATGGCTACAAGCATGGATGGTGACTTTGATACAGGTAACGTTAGATACAAAGCTAGAGAAAGATATTCATTCGGAGTATCTGATCCACTTGGTATTTGGGGATCACCTGGTAGTTCGTAAGTAACATTGAGAGTCCTAGTCACATCACTCACTATATAACTACACCTTAAGCAAAAATGTGGTTGTTGACTCAGGACTCTCTTTTTTCTAGGGATAAATCTCTTTATCGACTGCCCTAGCAGACAAGCCTAGACGATAAAGTATTACCCAATGGAGGGTATATAAAATGGCGAATACAACTTTTAAAGGACCAGTTAGGTCCGAAGGTGGTTTTGAACAGATCACTAAAAACTCAACAACAGGAGCTATCACTACAGTTTTAGATATAGACTCAAGTGGTAATCTCTCAACTACAGGTACTATTACTGGTGACAAAAATGTAGCTGATATTACAACTGCTACATACACAGTAACAGAAGCACAATCTGGTTCTATCTTTACTTTAAATAGAGCCGCAGGTGTTGTAGTAACATTACCTACAGCTTCTTCTGGCTTAAACTATCGTTTCATTATTGGAACTACATTTACAGGTACATTTAGCCTTGATGCTTCTGCGGTAACTGAAGGTTACAGCGATGCTTCTAATCTACTTATTTGGGATAAAGATGCTCCAGCTACTGTAAGTGCTAAACAATTTTATGCTGATGGTTCAGATGACGATAAGATCGTAATGGATGCAGACACTAAAGGTCGATTCATTGGTGGTGTTATTGATATTGTTGGTATATCAGCAACTAGTGGTTCATTCACTAAATGTTGGATAGCTACTGGTCAAGTATATGGCGATGGTTCTCTAGCTACTCCATTTGTATAGGAGAATGAATCATGGCTGATGCAGTAACTTCACAAACTATAATAGATGGTGAAAGAAACTGTGTTATGAAATTCACTAATGTCAGCGATGGTAGTGGCGAATCCGCAGTTGCTAAAGTAGATGTATCTGCTTTACAAGCTAACTCAGCAGGAAGTTCCTGCTCAGAAGTTAGATTAATGCGAGTTAGCCATGCCGTTGTTGGTATGTCAGTTCAAATGTTTCTTGATGCTACAGATAATGTTCTTTTAGCAGAACTAGCAGAAAGTAGTAATGGGCATATGGACTTTAGAGATTTTGGTGGATTACCAAATAACGCAGGTAGTGGTAAAACAGGTGACATTCTTTTCACTACAAAAGGGCATTCCTCTGGTGATACTTATTCTATCACTTTAGAAATGGTTAAAGTTTATTCAGACTAAGGAACGAGTATGGCTAACAAAAATTATGTTATTTCTGAAACTGGTGAGTTCCCAGCACAATACAAAGTATTACATCTAGGAGAAGATGGTATCTATAGACCTATTTTTGGTCCTGATCCTGATCTAGAAGATGCAGAACGTAAGTGTGCTGAGATGAATGGTGATCGTGCTAAAGATGATAAAGGTCATTTTGTAGCAGACGATCCTACGACACCTGATGTCAATGAAGCTTATGTTGGTGGTAAAAAACCAACTAAGAAAAAGACTAAAAAGAAAGTAGCTAAGAAAAAAGCTAAAAAGAAATAACTTTAGTCATTGTATATACTTATAGTACCCTATCTAGTAGGGTGCTTTAGGTATTTATTTATTAATTAAAAGGTATTAGATATGGCTGGCGGAATGAGCAAGAAAAAAAGAATGGGCTACATGGGTGGCGGTATGATGATGGGTTCTATGAAAAAGAAACCACCTATGAGTAAAATGTTTCGTGGTGGTGGCATGACATCAGATGCTACTCCATCATACAAAGATATGGTTCAAAAGATGTATGGTGGCGGTATGACTAAAAAAAAACTAAACTATGAGGGTGGCGGTATTACTAAGACTAAGCTTAGTGAGAAAGAATTAAAAGGTTTACAAAATGCTGGAGTTAGTAAAACTGAAATTGATGCAATGAGAGGCAAAAATCTTCCAACTGTAACAACAGTCGGAAAAAGAAGAGTTGCTACTGATCCTCTTATAGCAACAAATAAACGCAGAAAAAGAACAAAAAAGCTTCAAGCAGAATTAGATAAAAATCCACGAAATAGTATTACATTAGGAACAAAAAGAGCGGCTCGACCTCTCGATGGAGAAAGATCAAGAGGAAGAAAATATGATCGTTCAAATGCTGGAACTAAGTTTTCAGATAGTAAAAAAGATGTAAAAAACGTTATCTAATGGCTTCTAGAAGAAAAAGAGAAACCCCTATAAGAAAAACTACTAAGGGTAAAGGTGCTAATTACAGACCTACTAAGTCTGGAGCAGGTATGACAAAGAAAGGAGTTGCCGCTTATAGAAAAGCAAATCCAGGTTCTAAGTTAAAGACTGCTGTAACAGGCAAGGTTAAAAAAGGCAGTAAAGCCGCTAAACGTAGAAAGTCTTATTGTGCAAGATCATTAGGTCAATTAAAAAGAAGCTCCGCTAAAACGAGAAACGATCCTAATTCTAGGATAAGACAAGCTCGTAGGCGGTGGAAATGTTAAGGAAAATCAATGGCTACTAGCGGAACAACAGCATTTACATTAGATATAGGAGATATCCTAGAAGAAGCTTATGAGCTTTGTGGTATGGAAATGCGTACAGGATATGATTATAAATCTGCTAAGAGAGCATTAAACTTAGTATTTTTAGAATGGCAAAACAAAGGATTAAATCTTTGGACTCTGGCACAAGGAACTATTTCAGTTACTGCTGGAACTAATACCTATAGTCTAGAATCATCAGCTATAGATGTTATAGATGCTTTTATTAGAACAGATGCTGGAGATATAACAAAACAAATAGATCAAAGAATGACACGAATATCTCGTACAGAATATAACCATCAATCTAATAAGTTAACTAGATCAAAGCCTACACAGTATTTTATAGATAAAAATACTGGTACTAATTCTATTGTATTATGGGCAACACCAGATGATGCTAAAACATATACTGTTATTTATGATTATGTAAAAAGAATAGAAGATGCTGGAATAACAGGCGCATCAAATGCTGATGTTCCTGCTAGATACTTACCTTGTTTAACATATGCTTTAGCTTTTAACATTGCTTGTAAATCTCCAACAGCACAACAAAGAGTGCCAATGATTAAAATGAGATATGAAGAGCTTTGGAAAGATGTTAGTGAGGCTGATAGAGAAAGATCAAATGTAAAATTTGTTCCTGACCTTTCTTACATGAACTAACATGGCATATGCTATAGGAAAACGAGCTTTAGGAAGTTGCGATAGATGTGGTTTTACTTATAAACTAAATGAATTACGTTATGAAATATTTGATAGTAGAAGAAATGGTTTAAGAGTATGCAATGACTGTCTTGATAAAGATCAGCCACAATTAAAACTTGGTGAAGTAAAAACTAATGATCCACAAGCATTATTTAATCCAAGACCAGATATAGGAAAATCAGAGTCTACAAGATATTCTGCTTTTAATCCTATAGGTGGTGGTGTTACACAGTTTGGATCAAGCACAATGAATTTAAAAATAACTGGTGAGATCGGTAAATTAGAAGTGAGTACAAGCTAATGGCATGGACATTTACAACTTTAAAAAGTGCAATACAAGATTATACCAACAATACTGAAAGTACATTTGTTAGCAATCTTGATGAATTTATTGTAGTTACAGAGGATAGAATACAAAAACTTGTAGAGCTTCCTATATTCAAAAAAAATGTAACTGCATCTCTAACTTCTGGCAATCAATATTTAACCATGCCATCAGATTTTTTAGCACCATATTCATTAGCTGTAGATAATAGTGGTTATGAATATCTTAATTTTAAAGATGTAACATTTATAAGATCATCTTATCCAGTAGCAACTACAACAGGTGTTCCTAAATATTATGCTATATATGATGAAAATAGTTTTATAGTAGCACCTACACCTAGTTCTTCTTTTGGTGTAGAGTTAAATTATTCTTATAAACCTACATCAATTACTACTGCAAGTAGCGGTACTAGCTGGTTAGGAACAAACGCTACTGATTGTTTACTATATGGATGTTTAGTAGAAGCTTATACTTTTATGAAAGGAGAAGCTGATATAATTGCAAACTATGATAAAAGATTTATGCAAGGTATTGATAGGCTTAAAGTTTTAGGCGAAGGTAAGAACACTAAAGACGAAGATAGAACAGGACCACCAAGAAAAGTAGTTAACTAATGCTTCAAAAACCATTGGAAGAGTTGGAAGGTAAAAGTATTGCCCTAGTTGCGATGGGTCAAAGTCAAATAGACTTTCATCTATCTCAAGTACATAGTTATAAGTTTGATGAAGTATGGGCAGTAAACGCAATGATTGGTGTGTTAAAACAAGTAGATAGAGCTTTTATCCTTGATCCAATGAGTAGATTTTTAGATACAGAAGATGCAGGCAATATGACATCAATGATGAGAGATATGTTGCCTAAAGTTAATTATCCAATATATTCTTGTGATATTGACAGTAGAGTTCCTGCTGTTCAGGAATATCCACTAGAACAAATTGCAAACTATGCAGGTAGTGCATATTTCAATAATACAATAGCTTATGCAATAGCTTTTGCTATATGGTCCAAAGTAGATCGATTATCAATATTTGGAGTCGATTTTACTTATAAATCAAATATGCACTTTGCAGAAGCAGGAAGAGGATGTGTAGAGTTTTGGATAGCAAATTGTATAAATAGAGGTATAAAGGTAGCAGTAGCACCTAGATCATCTCTTTTAGATACAGATGTTGAGCTAACACAAAAACTATATGGATATCATAGATTAGATGATCCTGTAGTTACATATCAAGATGAATCAGGTATAAAGGCTTGCAAATGGTCGCAAGTCGAAAAAGAAGAAAAAAAACCTGTAGGCATGATAGGCAGAGAAGATATAGAATTAGAGCCTGTCGAACCAGAAAAATACTAACTGGAGAGTTTGGTGAACACAGATAAATTTGAGATATCAATAGGTGATTTAGGAGTAAAAACAACTAACCACAGAGGACACTCTGTAGAAGAAGTTGCAGATATGGCTGTTGGAAGGCTTGTTTCTATAAGTGATACAGCACCAGATCAAATCAAAGCACAGGCACACGCTTTTAAAAATCAATGCCACACAGTAATTACCTATTACATGAATGAAGCTATCAAGAATCATATGTGTACCATAGGTAATCAATTAGAAAAACAAGGTCATACAGACCTAGCCAATATCATTAGGAGATTATAATTATGGCTATCACCCAAGCTATGTGTACCTCATTTAAGAAAGAGCTTCTTGAGGGTGTTCACAATTTTAAAAACTCAGGCGGTAATACATTTCGTTTAGCTTTATATGACAGTTCAGCAACAATGTCAGCCGCAACAACAGCTTACACTACTTCAGATGAAGTAAGTGGAACTAACTATACAGCTAAAGGTAACGCACTAACTCGTGTTGACCCTTCAACATCAGGAACTACTGCTTTCACAGACTTTGCTGATCTAACTTTTGGAACAGCTACAGTAACAGCGAGAGGTTGCATGATATACAATGACTCAGCTTCTGGCGATCCAGCAGTAGCAGTTTTTGACTTTGGCGGAAATAAAACCTCTACAGCAGGTAGTTTTACAATTACATTTCCAGCCGCAGATGCTTCTAACGCAGTAATAAGAATAGCGTAAGAAATGTCAACTGAGGGTTGGAGTCGGGGTACATGGGGGGAAGGTCCGTGGGGTCTACCATCTCAACAGAATATATCTTTTTCTATTACAGGTTTAGGAAGCGCAGGTGCTGTAGGTACTTGTGTTGCTTCAATACCTAAATCAGTAGATGTAACAGGATTTTCTGCAACAGGCAGTATAGGCTCTATAGCATCAGTTGTTGGTAATTCTAATGTTACTGA